AGATCAAGACGGTGTGATTGTTAGGGTCTACGGCATAGAGGAATAATAGCATGGCGAAGAAAAGACGTTCGTATCAGGTAAACAGTAGCGATTATAATATCGCCGGTGGCGGCGGAGGCGCATCAGGTGGCAACGTTCGCTTTAGTCGAAAAGATCTTTCGGCTGTTGCGGCAGGCGGTACAGGCGTTACCTATACGCCCGGTACTAAACAGGTCGCAAGACCTGTAAAGATCAGCCTTGAAGCGGGTTTACAAGTCACAAACACCCAACGGAATGAGAGCCAAGTTTACTATGAGCACGCTTTTGAAAATATAAATACCAGTGCAACCCAAGTAACTGACGCTGACGAACTACCTTCGGGTTATGGTACGGCACTGCCAAATGGTATGAGCATGGACGTAGACACAGATCAGGGCAATGGAGACGCAGGCTATGTGCGGATTTCGCAAACTACACTCAATAGCAATGCAACCCCGGGAACATACAAGTTCCGCTACAAAGTAGACCAAGGTGGTTGGGGAGCAAATTATATAGACTACGAAGTAGATGTATGGCCTCAGAATACAACGCCTGTATTCTCTAACACAAATATAACAATTCAAAGGATCATCAGAAACGAAACCGCCAAGCAATATCTTACCGACACTGTTACTGCATCCCAAGCTATAGACTTCAATTTAACTGGTGTAACTGGCTTTCCTACAGGTGTAGAGCCAAAGATAGAAAAGACAGGTGCGAACGCAGGCCGTGTTTACGTTGAGAACACACCTGATACTGGTATTGTCGCGGCCTCTGCACATAGCTTTAATATAGAAATAAACTTAGGTCAGTACGGCACATTTACCCAAGCGTTTAGTGGGAACATTGCCTACGGCGATGTTTACGGGGCAGCATATTTCGGCCCGGGTAGTGCGATGACAAACCCTACTAGTTATGGGGCTGCTTATACTGGCTATAAAATGACAACCACCGACTACAACACGCTTTGGAACCCGCTAGTCTCGTCAGGCGCATTGCGTTGTCGCACAAACAGCCAATATTCAACAAGCCCTTACAAGTATAACGAACCCTACGGCCTCGTTTACAGCGAAGGTTGGGGTTATTCTAACGGCTCAACTGGCTATCTCGGGCCGAAGTGTTCGTCAAATACAAATACGAGCAGTGACGGACACGTTGTTCGCTTTGATTGGACAGTTCCAAACGGGGTTGAAAGTTTTTGCGTAGTTGCTTGTGGCGCAGGCTGCGGCGGATCTTATTCTTGGGCGGCTGATGGCGGCTCAGGCGCAGGGGTGGCTTGGGTAAACGATGTCACTTGCACTCCGGGCGAAACATTTGAAATAGCTGTTGGCCTTGGAAGACGGTCTTTTTCCTCTCCGAGCTCCTATTGGGGTGGATCTACTTGGATGAGACGTGTTGCAGATGCAGGCAACGGTGCAAATGAGTTTATTGTTATCGGTTATGGCGGTGGTTATCAAAGTGGTCACGGCGTTCCGTTAAATGGACGTAGCAATCCTCAAAGTTCTAATCTGTATCATACCGAGAGTTATAACTATAATAATAGTAGAGATAGCGGCTCTGCTGCCGCGTCTACGAAGTACGGTGGTTATGGCGCTTATTACGGCGGTCGAGGAAATAGCTATGCAGGCGCAGCGGCGGCAGGCTATCAAGGAAATGGCGCAAGTAGTAACAACAATAACGGCAATGGCGGCGGCCCCGGAGCAGGCGACTACTACTCCTCTACTTGGGGTTGCTCGGCGGGCGGCGGCATTGGCCTAGATGGTCGCGGTGCGGGCGGAAACGACGGCTCGGGATCGGGCTACGGCGGTACGCAAGGTGCTTGGACAAGCAACTACGAGACTGACGGCACGAACAGCTACTACTACGGTGGAGGTGGCGGATCGGGCGGATCTCGGGGATGCTATGGTGAAAACAACTACACAGGCAACGGCGGTATTAATAACCGTTACATCAACGGCGGGATGCACGGCGGTGGTGGCGGAGGATCGGGAACTTCGTGGGGCGGTGGCGCAGGAGGAATGGGCGGTATCCGCATTATTTGGGGATCAGGAAGGTCTTTTCCATACACGTACACAACCGAAGACCCGGGCATCCAAGACAGCCGTAACCCCGGCGATGGACGATAAAAGGAGTTTATAATCAATGGCTTACGAAGATAGGGAAACTTTAATGTCCCACATACGGGCAACCAGAGATCATAAGCTCGCCCTAAGTGACGTAGATATGCTGAGGGCCATCGAGAGCGCCGCATCATTTTCTGCGTTTTCTACGGCTCGCGCAGATTGGGTTACATATCGTCAGGAGTTGCGTGACTATCCGTCAACAATTCCTGACCCTTTAGCAGACGATTTATCAGATATGCCTGCTATTCCACTTTCACCTAACGAGCAACTTACAGAGGAATAATCAACATGAAATTCATTTCTTACACTGACGAACACGGGGAAGAACACTTCTTTGATGCGACACGCGTTATGTTCACGATGTCTCAACCACTCGACGGACCAGACGAAAATGGAAAGTTCCATAAGATCGGCTGCAAGGTCGCTCTGAACGCAAACATGGGCTTTATCATTGCCGATGAAAAACCTTCGTCAATGATAGGCCGAATTAAAAAGGCTTTAGGATTTGGCGAAGAAAGTTTCTAAAAAGTCGATGGCTTGCAACAAACCCCGCCGACAAACGAGCGGGGGTAAGAAGTTTGTAGTCAAGGCGTGCTCAAACGGAAAAGAAAAAATTATTCGATTTGGCGACGCCTCGATGTCTATTAAGAAAGACAAGCCTGCCCGTAAAAAATCCTACTGCGCACGTAGCGGTGGGATAAAGGGAAAGTCAAATAAACTATCGGCTAACTATTGGTCGCGTAGAGCGTGGAACTGCTGATGGGCGATCTTAAAGTACCGTTAGCTCTCGTTCTCGCAATGGCTGTTCAGCTAGTGGGTGGTGTTTGGTGGATAAGCGAACAGGCCCACAAGATCGGACACCTTGAAGAGCAGATAGCCAAGATCAACCAAGACGTTGACACGCTTTGGAGAGATACCGCCGATTTAATAACCTTTGCTACTTATACGGAAAACCGTTGGGCAGAGGCTTATAGTGACGACATGACGTATATGCGTCTGTTTGGAAGTAAACCACCACCAGAAAAGGAGTAATGCCATGCCGACAGTAGGCAAAAAAAAGTTTCCGTACACAAAAGCGGGTAAGGCAGCCGCAAAAAAAGAGGCTAAGAAAACTGGTAAGCCCATGAAAAAGAAAAAGAAGGGCTACTAATGGCGCATACGTCTAAAGAAGTTAAGAAACTTGGAAAGAAAACGCAGTCAGGAAACATGCAACATAAAGACTGCCCGTGCACGCAAGGATAACTCATGCCCGCTAAAAAGAAGGCCGCTAAAAAAGACGCTTGCTACAGCAAGGTCAAGTCTCGGTACAAGGTTTTCCCGTCAGCTTATGCTAGCGGCGCCTTGGTAAAATGTAGAAAAGTTGGCGCTAAAAATTGGGGCAATAAGAGTAAGAAAAAATGAGTGGTCTACGGGAATGGTTCTCTAAGAACGGCGGTACTGGATGGATCGACTGCAAGACAGGAAAGCCTTGCGGTCGTAAGAAGGGCGAAAAGCGTAAGTCATATCCCGCTTGTAGACCAACAAAAGCGCAATGCACAAGCGCGGCTAGAAAGAAGACAAGTTCCAAAAGAATTTCTTGGAAGAAAGGTAAGAAGTAACCCTCACGATGACACTCAAATCTCAGATTAAAAGCCTAATCGACATGACAGAAAGTAGCGGTTGGGCAACTGTCAACAAGGTAATGAAAGACGAAATACTTGAATTAGCCTTGATGATGGCACGCTCCAAAGAAATGTCTCAGCAAGAGATGGACTTTAACAGGGGCGCAATATGGGCAGCAGAGCAAATGCTCAACTTGCCGTCACGTCTCATCCACAAACTTGAGGGTGAGATTTCATTTGATGAAGCACCGTCCCGCCAAGGCCGGACAGAAAGAGAGTAAAAAATGGCGACGCCAGATCAAGAACAGGTTGCACGAATTGCCGCGCAACAATTAGGAGCCGAAGCGCCCGCACCGGCGGAACAAGCGGAAGCACCTACGACCCCACAAGAACAAGCTGCTGAAACAGGTTCACCAACTACGGAAGGTGACAGAGTACAGCAAGATCCCGTTGTGTATAAAGTAAAAATGGGTGATGAGGAAAGGGCACTCAGCCCAGAGCAAATATCGTCTACGTTTGCACGTTACAAAGATCTAAACTTCCGTAACGCACAAATGAAGCCGATCAATCAATTTGCTGAACAGCTTATGGAAAAATCTGGTGCAAACCCAGATCAGATTGCAAAGCTGATGCAAGCGTCCGTACAAGCGTTTACAAAAAATGCACAGATGGGACAAAACCGACCCGCGCAACAGGGCGTTGCTCAACCACAGCAACCCGCGCCAACAGCGCAACAACCAAACATTGAGGAAGAGTTCTCAAAGTATGAGGATGAAAACGCCATCTCTCTACCACCCGGATATCGTGAAGGTATGGGGCGTATAGAAAGAATGGAGCAACAGCTTAGTCAGGGTATGAATATGCTCAATCAAGTTCTTGCTCGATCTCAGCAAGGCGCACAACAAGGTATGCAGGCTGCACAAACTGCACAAGTTGACCGCGATACTGCAATTAAGCAGACAATATCAAACAACTTGGACCGAGCACAGCAATCCGCTCAACTTCCTGATGGAGATGGAAACGACTTCATGAGATACGCAGGCGAGCGAGGCTACACTATAGAAGACTTTGCAGATGCTAACTTAACAATGAAAGTTGTTAATGATTATAAAAATGCAAAGAACACACCTGAGTTTGCGAGACTTCAAGAGATGGCTAACAGACGTGAGGCTTTCTTAAAGTCTCAGTCAGGCGGCCCCGCTTCCGCACCCGCTCAAGCGCAGGGCGATGACACCTTAATGCGTTTAGGGGCTACGGCTCTTGCAAAAAATCTAGGTGGTGTACGATAAAAAAATAAATGAGGGACGACGAAGGTTCGTTCCTCATTCATATTGGGATTACACGGTGAGCGCTACGGCCCTCATAAGCCGGGTAAAAATTTGGGACTAAGGGTACGGCTACGTGATATTCCGAGCCAATACTTTATGGCCCTCGCAAAAAAATGAAACCCTTGCTATGAAAGGAAAATTCCATGGCTGGAATACAAGGCTTGCGGGGCACAGGTACGTTTGACGTAGACTTTCGCCCCAAGAACTACCGGGAGCTTTTTACGCTCCTCGAACCTAATGGTAACGCGCCATTAAATGCTTTATTATCAATGACTTCCTCGGAAAGCACTGATGACCCAGAGTACAAAAACTTTAGAGACGAACTGCCCGAGCGTAAGTTGATCGTAGACGGTGCTGTAGCATCTGCTTCTACTACATCAATTACTACGGCAGCAGGCAACGATAACTTGTTTGCGGTTGCAGGGACAATCTTGGTTAACTCTGGTACAGGCGAAGTTATGCGTGTAACTGCTGATAGTACGGCAACAGGTTTAACTGTTGAGCGTAACATTGGTGGAACCTCCCATACTATTGCTGACGCAGCAGAGCTCTTCATCGCAGGTTCGGCCTACGAAGAAGGCGCGAACTCACCTACAGGAGTGAGTTTTGATGCGACCGTAGCTACGAACTATACACAAATTTTCCGTACCGCATTTAAGGTAACAGAAACTTTGCGTGCTACAAATCTAAGGACCGGCGATAAAGAGGATGAGATGGCTACGAAAGCCCTCAAACTCCACATGCAAGATATCGAAAGAGCTATGTTCTTTGGTAAAAAGCATGAAAGTAATGGGACTTCTGCACAACCTCGTCGTTTCACAGGCGGCTTAACTACTCAGATTACGAATGTTCTTGACCGAACAAGCGCATCTGGTGTTATGACCGAAGATCAGTTTGACCGCGCTTTGATTGAAGACATCTTTGCGTTTGGTTCCAAACAAAAGATCATGTTCTGTGGTGCTAAAGTTGCGGGTCACTTACAAAAATTTGGTAAGGACCGTTGGCAGCCAACCGTAGTTGAAGGCACTTATGGCGTAAACTTAACTCAGTATGCTACGTTTGCGGGGGATCTAATGGTTCACCTACACCCGCAATTCCGTCAAGTACCGGGCATGGCTAATGCGGCAGTCATTATTGACTTCCCATACCTAAAATACCGTTACCTAGATGGACGTGATACGTCACTTCTACGTGACCGTCAGGCAGCAGATGAGGATGCGGTCAAGCATGAGTTCCTAACCGAATGTGGTTTGGAAATGATGCAAGACAAAACGCACGCCTACATCAAGAACTGGAACAACATCGCTTAATTGAGGCGGTTTATAAAAAAGAAGGGGCTGCTTAGGTGGCCCCTTTTTGTATGGGACGACAGAACTTTCGATAACCCTCATAAATAAATGAGAACCCCTAACTGGAGATTTCAATGACACGTAAACGAGCACGCACGAAAGACGGTCACTTTATTGCTGATGACCCAAATACGCCAGAAAATGAGGCTTGGGTTGAGGACAATATAGAGGCGCCAAAACCAGAGAAAAAATCGTCACCCGCTAAAAAGGCGAGACAAAAGAAAGCGCCTAAGAACGAAAACAAAAACGATTATGTTTTCTTTGTTTCCTCTGAGCCCGAGAACGCAGCTTTCGATTTAAGAATTACCGACGACTATAAGGTATCAGGGCGTTGGGATGCTGAACGCGCATATGTTCACTGGCGTGTCCCGCGTAATTTAGAAGAGATGGCTAAGTTACATCATCACGTTTGGTCAGGACGCATTATAAGTTGTGAGGATGATTAATGAGTTATCGCTCAAGCACCAAAGACGAAACTACTACTACGACTACAACCTCTACGAACTCAGGGGAAAAGAGCGTAGCTAAACCTTTTGCGGCGGGACGGGATAAGTTTTCGCCGCTTGAGGATCTTGTCCGTTCTGCTTTGGTGCGTGCGGGTAACTTTTCTCCCTCGCGTATAGATGGCGAAGTCATGATGATGATGATAGAGCTCGCTAACCGTGTGGTAGAGGACGTAAGAAAACATGCGTATTGGGAGGGTGGTAACATTGATTACTACAATGACCCAACGGAGCATAGAGAAATTCCAGACATGATAATGATTGATGGTTTAACGTCTCATTATTTGATCCAACAAGGATCTGAAAAAGCGATCATGTTTCTACAAATGTATCAAGCGACCATGACCGATACGCTTCTTAATCGTCTCGACGGCAATAAGCGTTATTTCGCAAAGATCATGGACGGTGGCAGCAATTCAAGGTATAGCTAATGGCAAGACTTTCCTATGCTCCCGTCGCTATCAACAGTCAGGCTACGACCTATTATGGCTTCCGTGGCATCGACCGTTCGCGGGACATAACTGCCCTTGAGCGCCAGAAAGAACAAAACTTTTGGCAGCTTGAAAACTGTTTCGTAGATTATCGTGGTCAGCTTATTCGTGACCCTAAGTTTTTCCTACACACTGGCTCCAACCGCTTTCCAGTAAAGGCGCTACGTTTCTATAACCGTGAAGGCGTTGTCTTTGCGGAAGAGGATGCAGCAAACACACACCTTTCCTCTGATAGAGGACATCGCGTAGAGGGCGCATTTGCTAAAGACGCTATCGTTACAATGACGAATTTTAAGGGGAAGGTGCACATTTTCTCTGATGACGTTCGTATGTATCGCTACGACGGATTTGAGTTTTCCACTTCGACGGCCTCTATAAAGCCGTCGTTTGGCGTGCCAATTCAACGACGTTTGGCAGTATCAGGGTTTAAAGACAGGCCGACTACTATTGAGTTCTCGCGTGTCGATAATCCTGATATTTTCTTAGAAGAGGAAGCGCCTACGGAAGAGGTGACAAGAGCATCTTTTATCGACATCTCAAATCTAATTGGTACGGCAGATGAGATTACAGGTCTTGGTGCGTTTGAGGCAAACAGACTAGCGGTTTTCACGAAAGACCAAACGCTCGTATACATCATTGACCCAGACTTTGAGCAATGGCAACTCGACAGTAGAGCTAATCTACGTATCGGCTGCATCTCGCACAATACGATTGTTAATGCGGGCTCAGATCTTTTGTTCTGTTCTCGACGCGGTATTCACTCAATTATGCGTAGTGAGCAAAATGGTATTACGATTGCTGAGGCTTCTCTTTCTGATGAGGTTGAACCTTTATACCAAGAGCTTGTAAAGACGACGCCAAACCCAAGACAAATATCTGCTGTGTATGACCCAGATACGCAGACATACCATATCTTTTTTCCACGTCCCGGCGGAACTCAAACAAAACGTTTGAGTATGAATTTTAGAGCCGGATACGAGCTACGTAACTTTCAACTTGGCGATACTCTACTTCCTCGTTGCGGTAGCTTTTTGGGTGGTAGATTAATGTTCGGTACTGCCGACGGAGTTTATGAAGCTACTGACCGTGCGTTCGGTCAGGACACAGGGCTTGCGGATTTACGTCGCTCGCCAATGTTAGCAGAGACGCCTGTACTATGGCTTGGCGACTTTATAGGAACAAAAAGAACGCACACACTTATATTGCAAGCAACAGGTGTTGGTCGCTTTTTTATTGATGCAGTCGATGAGGAAGACCGAGACATGGGCACAATAGAAGTAAACTTAGATAGGCTTGAGGGAGATCCCCATTGGGGGGATGCCCCACTTAAAGCCGATTATTCTTTTCCATTTAACCATCTGTTTAGAGGCGTAAGGTTACGCTTCCGAACACCAGAACAAGATGTAGACAGTGACGTTACAGTTATTTCGTTTGCATTTCTAATGCACAAGGAGCGCTAATTATGGCCCGTTTAAAGGTTCTTTACCCCGGCAACCACACGTCTAGCGGCAATATTGGCGCCGACGTTGAAAATATTGTTCGTTATCTAAACTCAGCAGAGCTTGGAGATGAGACACTAGCAGAATTGATGCGTAAGCTATTCGACAATGATGGCATACTCAAAGCGCCTGTCGAGCTACGCAATGACCCCATAGAAGGTTTGCAGTACCGAGTGGGTGAGTATGCGGAGAAAGAGGAAGGTTGGAAACAACTAGCTACCGTAGCTGAAATAAGGGGTGCATCTGGCTCTGATGTCGGAACGATTGGAGCCCCTCTATTCTCCGCACGCCAAGACGTTGTTATCAACGAAGCTGATAGCGAAGGTAACATAGCTTACCCTACAGGAACTACTGAATTTTCCTACATACATGAGGCAGCAGATGCTATTGTTGTTTACTTGAACGGCGCCCTGTTAGCTGAGGATGATTATACAAATAGTAATCTAAACAACACTGTAACTCTAAGCGATAGTACACAAGCTAATGATCTCATAACTATCTATAAAGTACAGTCTGCAAACGATAGCGGCTTTACGCGAGAGGACGTTATTGCAGGGACAAGCCAAGCGGTGTTTCCGTTTGTTCACAATGAAGACCAAAAAGTTTTGGTTTATCGAAACGGTGTTCTACAGCGTTCGGGCGGTACAAACGATTATACACAGCAGCCCGCCAACTCTACGATTACATTTACGTCTGCTCTAGTATCGGGCGATCTGGTCACATTTATAATTGTAGAAGACACCTCTCAGGTTCGTGTTTCTGGCCTAATGACCGAAGACAAGTTTACAAATTCAGACGGTCTAATTCCCTACGGCAAACTTGCCGTACAAGATGCAGAGATACCACGTGCTAAAGTTGAGGGTGTAACTGATCTACTAGCAAACCGAGGACGTGTCTACGTATCTGCGTCAGAGCCATTATCCGCAAACGCAGGGGATATGTGGGTTGATACAGCAGCATCACCAAACGTTCTAAAATTTTACAACGGTACAGGTTGGTTGTTGACTTCGCCCGACACAGGTATCCCTGCTTTCGGTACTACGAACGCTTTGCAATTTTTACGTGTTAACAGTACAGGTGGCGGGTTGGAATTTGCTAACGTAGACTTTACATCTCTGGTCCCAAAAACTTATATCGGCGCGGCGGATGGGGTCGCAGGGCTAGACAGTACAGGTAGATTGCCGATAGCGCAGTTGCCAGATACTTTTGCTACGAGATCTTTCTTTTTCAAGCAAACTGGCTCTATTGGTAACGGTGCGTACACAATTACACGGGCGTTCAAACAGAACGTAAGGATCGACGCAATCGCTGCAAAGTCAACCTCAGGTACAGCAAACATTCAAATGAAAATCAATGGGATCAATGCAGGCGACGTTATACCTGTTAGCTCCACACTAACGGAGCAAAACTTATCAGCGTCCATTGCGATTGATGCTACAACTACATCTCGGGAAGTTGCATTTGAAGTTACGTCAGCAAGTTCATTAACTGACATCGAGGTAACTCTCGCGGCTGTTATAACAAACGTTTAATATAGGGGCACACAATGTCAAAAGACCTAAGCCCAGAACAAATGCACGCAATCGCCTCTCACATGAGCGCGTTGGGTAGGAACGGCGACAGCCAACTTATTCACGTAATGCCCGAAGAGGTGGAGCTACTAGAGAAAATAGGCGGATCTGGAACAGTTAATCCACACACCGGCCTAAAAGAGTTTTTCTTTGGCGAGTATACTAGCATTGGCGATATGTTTGATGGGGGTGGCCCCGGTCAATCAGGAGATACCTACGACAACGACAACGACCCCAACAACGAGGTTAAGGGTATTGCTAGAGCATCTAACTACGCGATTGGCAGAGGCGATGCCAACGATGGAAAAGATGACAACGATAAGCCCGGTAATTCTGGGTTTATTAAAAATGTAACTGGCTACGACAGTATCAAAGATATGTTTGATGGCGGCGGTAAAGGTATGTCTGGTGACACCTACGGTCACGGTGATTTTTCCAAGCTAGATAAGGATGGCGACGGTCACATATCAAAACAGGAAAGTGGCAAAGGATTGCCGGGAGGGATCGACGGAGACAATGACAGTGTATTTAACACTGCTCTTAACGTAGTTGGGCTAGTTGCAAATCCGATTGGCTATCTTGCGGGTAAGGCTGTTAAGAGTGTTTTTAGCGGATCTGGCTCTGGAAACTCAAGACCAACTCCTGTCAAAACTACGACTAGACGTGGTGGATCTAGTCAATCTAGCAGTACAACAAGTAGTACGGAAACCAGTACGGAAACCAGTACGCCAACAGATGTGACCGAAGCGACACCAGAACTTAGTGGCGATTTTGGTTACAGTACGGTTAGCAATTTTAGCACTCGACTTAACGGGTCTAGCCTTATCGAATACGATTACTCTGACGGCACAGGCAAACCAGTTGGAACGTATAATGGAAACGAAAAGCCGTTTCATATTGCTACATCAATGGAAAATGCACGCGCCTACGCAATGAGCCAAGAGGGTTCTAACTTAATAGAGCAATTAGTTTCGGAACTACCGCGAGATATTATGGACAAGTTGCAAGGCAACGTTTCTTTATTTTCTACGAGCGACGATAAAATTGCGTTGGTAGCAGGCGATGGAAACTCGGGATTTATCGAGGCGACCTATGACGCTACTGAGGAAGGTTATGGCAAAGCGATGGGCGACATCAATAAGATGTTCGACTACGCACGCGTAGAAAACGATACAAGCATTGACGCGGGTTTTATGGGGCGCGTTGCTTCCTATCAGCAGTACAAAGGTTACGGCACTCCGGGTTTGCAGATCGAGCTTAATAAGCTGTTCTTAGAAATCCAAAACTATGAGCCCGGAACTCCTCAGTACAATCAAGCGCGAAGAGCGATACAGGCAATTCAGCGTGAGTTAGCACGCCGCACAAAAAGCGGTGAAGAGGTTGCGGTAAAGTATTCCGTAGACGGTGTAACAGAAAATATTACGCAAACAGTTGATGGGATGTTGAGCGCGTAAAGGACGACGGACAAATGCTCTCGCCGTAAGGTCGGAGTAAGAATGGAGTAACAAGATGAAATCGTTTGTAAATTATAAGCCACAGATTGTTTTTGGCGCAGGCGGCGCGGGATCAAGAGGTGGCGGCATTAGGCCAACGGGTTTTGCAGATCAGGCTTCTCGAATGGCTAATAGCCAAAGAGCCAACGGCTCCCGACAAATGCCGGGATTTAATTTAGAAAACGAAAAAGAAATTCCAAGCGTAGCTAGGCGAACTCCAACTCGGGACCAAACACCTATTGATGTAGGGAACGCGACTAGAACAGGAACAAGAGATCCCGGCACTTCACGCGGCCCCTCGTTAAGCGGTACAGGGAGTGCTACAGGAAGCAGCTTTGGTGGCTCAACAGGAAGCAGCATGGGCTCCTCAAGAGGTCCGACGCTTCCTAGCGTGTCTACGCCTCCTAGTGCTACGCAAAATCCTACTGGATATACTCAGCGACCACAGCCTCAAAAACAACCGGGCGGGACTAGGTTAGATCTTAGTGGCATTGGCGGCATAGCAACACCACGTCCCAGAGGAGAAACTACGGAGGGCGTTCCTCGACAGTTAGTTGAAACACGGCCTGTACCGGGGTTTCCAAAGGGCGGAGGGCAGCAACCAAATAAACCAATTAGGGAATTTGGCGTGCCTCGCCCAGATGGGCGACCAAGCGTACCCCAACGTGACCCAGAATTTGTACGCAGAGCGGAGCCTGTAATGGTAGATCCCGCTAACCCGATAGCTCCGCCTGATCGCGTAGATACGACAGTCCAGAAAGAGATTGCACGCAACTCTACGTTCAATCCTCAAATGACAAATGCAGAGCGTTTAGGTAGAGGGATGCCACTTCGACCTGTTCCGGGTGGAGGCAAAGGCGGCAGTGGACCAATGCCAAGGCCAATAACGCCGCCACGACCAATACCACGGCCTACACCAAGGCCAATAACACCAAGACCAATGCCAAGACCGATATTGCCATTTGGCGGTAAAGGCGGTGGCGGTCCAAGACCACCCTATAACGGCCCAACATACTAAGAGGTAACTATGGCTTTTTCAGCAGAAATATTTGGCCCAAACACGGGCACATCAATAGCAAAGCGTAAGGAAGCAACTGCGCTTGGAGAAAAACTAGCGGATCAAGGACGTAACGGCGACACAATGATGGTGCACGCGTCTCCATTTACCATGAAGCTACTACAAGATATTGGCGGCGCGGGTTCATTTAATCCCAAAACTGGTATGCTTGAGTTCTACAACCTTGACGACAAAGTTAAGAAGTACATGGGGTACTAATGCCAAAGCTACGGGATGCGTTGTCCCTATGGACGACAGACGAAACTTACAAAGATTACGCTAGTGAAGTAATCGGATGGCGTCTTATCCCGGCGCAAGAGAATGAAAAGTTACGTGTTTACTATCGAGAGAATGGTAAGCCGTATGCTTTATTAACGTACTGTTTCCTTACACATAAGGAAGCGGAGACAATGGAATGGTGGGGCGAAGAGGCGTTTGAGCGCAAAACTGGCGACCAACTTTGGGTGATCGACATGATCGCCAACGGCGGCAAAGACGACGTTTTGTCTGTCTCGAAAGATATAAGAAAGTATTTTTACGAGACATACCCAGATGTCAAAACCGTCTACGCAATGAGAGGAAATGGCAGCCGCCGAGGGTGGTATCCAAATAAAGGATTATAAATATGAAAACGTTTGCTGAAATTTTGGGGATAAGCCCAACAAAAATACAAATTGCTTACGGCGGCGGAGATAGCGGCGGAAGCAAGAGCTCAGGTGGCGGCAGTAGTAGTAAGTCTAAGAGCAAGCCAAAGAAAAAAGATAGCGGCGGCAAGGGTGGTAACGACAAGCCTAAAGAGGTTGAAGTAAAGTCAGGCGACACCCTCTCTGAAATTGCAGAGGCAAACAATACTTCCGTAGCGGAAATCATGAAAGCCAACGATATCTCAGACCCCAATAAAATCCAAGCGGGTGCAACTCTTAACTTGGGCGGCGTTCAAACTGGCGTGGGCACTTACGACGGTGGAGTAGGGCTTGGTGGCCCAACCTCAGGAAGCAAATCGGGGTCAGGGTCCGGGTCAAATAAGTCAGCAGATGATTACTTTGCAAAGCTACAAGCGGCAGGCGAAGAGGACATGAGTGGATTGGATGCGGTTGCAGCATCAAACCCTAACGCTGTAGCATCTACTGCCGGTAATAATGCAGCCGCCGTAAACACGTATTACACATCAGGCGCAGGGTCGGATGGCTATACATCAAACGTTGATTACAGCCAAACCAATTCCGGCAATGACTTTGCAACAGCAGCAGCAGCCGATAACTACGACGTCTCAGGCGGAACAGCCTACAGCGCATATCAAGCTACGGGCGATGAGGGCGGTGTAAATATTATAGACAACTCTAATCCAGAAATGGGTGGCGGTGTTGTTGTTAATACTTTTAGCGACAATGATCCGGCAACTGTAACCAATCCTCCTATAGTGGCAGATCCCGTTGGTGAAGCTATCTCTATGTCTTTTGGTAATACGCCCGTAGGTGGTGGTATGCCCGGAGCGGAAGTAGATCTTACCGCTAAGTATACAGACACTAGCGATATGAACGCTTTAGATCAGCTTGCCGAGGAACAATTCGGAAGTTATGCGGGTAATCGTGTAGCTAGTTACAATGCCGGAAACGCAAGCGCTATAGCGATAGGTGAACCGGGCGGATCTATGCTAAATGAAACGCAAAAGTACGCAGCAGGCGATCAAACCTCAGAGGTAGATTACTCTCAAACTGCATCTGGAAATGATTTTGCAACAGCCGCCGCCGCCGATGACCAAACAAATCCGGCGGAAAGTGGCTTGTCTGTTGGTGCAGACCTAACCGGATCTGACAATTTTACAGGCTACGATAACGGCATTTATTACAAAAACGGCGTTCCCCTAGCGGGCCACCGTGACGGCATTTATTACCACAAAGGCGTAGCTTACGACAACGCAGCAGACTATCAGGCCGCACGTGCAGCAGAAGAAAGCGGCACAAGCACAACCTCAGGAACGGCTACCACTACAGGTACGGAGGGTGGCGATGGTGAGGCGCAAACGGGCGGAACGAATACTGTTGGGACTAATACCACTGGCGTCACTACTACTGGCGGCGGCGGTGATGATACTGGTGGCGGAAGCAGTGGTATAGATACGTCTAATGCCGGTAACGAAAACAACGATGAGGTTGTAGAAGTAATCACTGGCGGGCTTGATGAGGATGATGCAGATGGGACAACGACTACCCCGTATCAAGGTAACGATGGACTTATCTACAATGCAGACGGATCTCTTTATAGCGGGGAGTATACCTACAACGGTGTGACCTACGTATTACAAGACGGTCAAGTTATCGGGACTACCGACATCAATATAACAGGGGGCGGCTCTCAAGATGTGGGCGGTGGTACTGTAGGTGGTGGCGACAATACAGGTTCGCAAGATCCGAACGCAGCATTGCAGGCTGAGATTGATAGTCTACGGCAGCAACTTGCACTTCTTACTGGTGGTAGCACTCAAGAAACAGCAGGCATGACAAGAGAAGAAATTATGATGGCGATTAATGACGCTATGAGGCAGTATAATACCGCATCATATGATCCTCTTGCCTTCATGAACGCATTTGGCTTTGCTATGAACCCAACTTATTTTGGTGAGGCTATACCGAGCTTCATGTCTAAAGATGGCGTATATACACGTCGGGCTGTTAGAGATAAGGACACAGGTGAAATTCGCTACGTTAACGTTCCAATCGCCGCTCAAGGCGGAAACGTCAGTCAGTACCGTAAAAATCGCCGTGAAGGATTTGGCTCTTTAATTTAAGGATTAGCAATGAGTTGGTCAGACATAATAGATGCGGTCACTGACAATCCTCTCGATACAATCGAGGGGATACTAAAGATACGTGGCGCAATACAGGCTAACAATCAATCGAAGGCCGCAAGTGATGAGATGAGTGCTCTTACGGCAGCCGAGATTGATAGGAACAATGAGATAGCAGCCTTATATGCTGAGGGCGGCGACGTCATGGACAACAACCTACGAAGGTTGTTGGACGAATACGGTACATTTGGGCAAGTAACTCCTGATAAAGTGGATACATTTAAAGAGTACTTTGCAAACCAACGCTCTAACGAGGAAGCTGCAAATATTGCAAAAGTCGATGAGATGACTGCACTCGATGAAATGCGGCTCAAGGGCTACGAGAGCGCATTTCGTGAATATGCAGATCAGCGCATAGGCGAAAGTGAGAACGTAGTTTACGGACGTGATGCAATAGGCAAAATGAACGCGCCACAAACGTTAGACTTTGCTAAGATGCAAGATAGTCTAGCCAGTAAGTTTTGGATGATGCGAAGCCAAAATACAGCGCGTGCATTAGACAATCAGTACGCTCGCGTAAACGCACGTATACCCGAGGGCATGGAAAACTCTACTCTTAGAGTGCAGATGGAGCGCCAGTTTGGTGATCTTGCCGCGAAACGCAGCAATGAAGACATGCTTGCTGCCGTAGGCGACGCACAGAATTACATCGCCGGGCTACAGCAAGCGGCAAGTAATCAGCAGAACATGACAAACGCAGAAAGAAATATGGAGCGTAATCTTGTAAGCGACATACTTAATCGCGCTACAGGAACGCTAAATAATTCCATCAATGCGGGCACATACGGTCAAGGCTTTGCTCAAAATATTAATGCACAGCGAGGCATGGCTATTGATGAACTTGGTGCACAACAGAATTTAAGAAATAACACTGCGCTCTCAGATTTTTACAACGGCTTATCTACAGTCGGCGCCGAAAATAAACTTGGTAATACTTACTTGGGTCAGGTGCAGCAGCTATCTACGGCGCCATACACCTACGCGGCGCAAGGCGCCAACTCAATCGACAACTCAAACGCTTTCTCTGCCTTAAACAACGCGGCAGTTTCGGCATCAAATCTAGCATCGGGTAACATATCATCAGCAGGGAAGTGGTATAACGACTTCAAGATGAATTACTTATAAGGACGATCTGACATGGTATTTAATTTTGCAGCTTTCGATCAGGGCGTTCAAGCTAGTAAAGATGATTTTCGCAAGCGTCGTGCAGAAAACGCAGCCCTATATGCTGACTACATACAAAGCAATCCAGACGCATCAGTAGATCAGCGTTCGGAGTTTGCGGCAAACCTAGCGGGTAATAGTAACTTTTTAAAAAATGCGCTACCTTCCCGTAGTGTTATGGAACAAAACGTTTCACGTAGAAAAACGGAGCTCGCACAAGCGGCAGCCGACAGAGAGCGTAAACAGCTAAATCAGAATATAACGTTAGCTAATACATTATCAGGTGTATACGGTAGTGCATACGTATCAGGTGGCGAAGAGCAAGCACTTTCTGCAATTAAAGACTTAGCGGGTGACGTTCTGCCAGAGGCCGCACTTCCTCTTGTTAAGCAATTCGGCGTACAAAAGGCACGCGAAATTGTTAACGAAAGAATGGGTCCAAAGTTTGAGATATGGAAAACAGCAGGCGCCAACCCCAACGATATTAGCACATGGGAGAATACTGTTTCTGAAAACGCAAAAGATCTTTTGGCCCCATGGATTTCGCAGGCCAATGCTACGCTTAAAGGTTTACAGCAGCAAGACCTTCAAAAAGCTACTGCCGCCGCTACGTCTGTTGTAAATACGGGCGATGAGGTTCAAGTAAATAACTTTGCAGATCCTAAAAACTTAGCGGCTTTATACCCACACTTAGGGGATCAATTAGAAACCGTAAGAAACGAAACGTTAAATAACTATCAAGGTTTTAAAACTCAAAAAGAACAAAGAATGGAAGCTGCCGTCAAGACATCTACGGAAGCGGTGGTAAAAGAAATAAAAGCAGGCAATATTACAAGCGTACAAGATGGCGTTGCTAAGATAGAGGCTGAGGGTCGCACAGTAGATCCTAACTTTGAGTTACCACCAAACTATGAAAACGATCTTGAAGCTGCATTAGATGAGCGTTTAAGAAATGAGAACGCTAAAAAAGACACAACAGAGAACGCTCTTCTAAAAACCGAAGTAGATGAGATGCTTGGGCCACAGCAGTTTATTGCGGGTGGCGATCCAACTGGTTTAAGTAAGATCGAAGAGCAAATCAAAGTAATGGCTCAAGGGTTAGTAACCGATGACGATGGCCCAAAAGCAGAAGTTCTTGCGTCGCAGGCTCTTTCAAAAATCACACAGTTTTCTCAGTTGTATAACATTCCAATCAATGATGACTTTATGTGGTCCGAGTTATCGAAGGTGGCTCTTGAATATGCTAAAACCTCAGAAACAGACCCGGCAAAAGTACCTGATAGTCAGCTACGGGCAGCAGCAGACCGCGTAATGCAGGCACGAAGCGACCCACAGGCAAAAGCGTATATGGCAGCGCTTGGTAATTTTGGCGTAACAAGTATGAACGAGCTCGCTGATATAGGCCAATTAGGTCAATGGAATGATGCTTACAGTGCGGCGGTTCAAGACGTTCTTAATAAATCTAAGGACGTCTACGAAGCGGGCATTTATACGCCAGAGCACATTGAAAATAAAATTAAACAAGATGTGCAAGCGGCGAAAAGAGTTGGTCTTGAGGTCGTACAAGGCGGTGCAGATGGCAGAACGGTTCTCTCTAACGCAGACTACACTTTGAAACTTGCTACTACGCCTGATAATTTGGGGCAAATTGTGGATGGTATCTACAATAATTCTCTAGCTCTTGGGAAGCAGCAACAGCAAGTAATGCAACAAATACAAGTACTTAAAGATAGAAAGCGCAGATCAGAGGCGCGTTTGCAATCGCCTGAGTTTATGACAACTGAAATGTTCCCGACAAAAGATAGCGCACAAAAATCAGTTGCTCTTATAGATCAGGAGCTACAGAAACTTGCGAACCTATACGATACATTATCAGTGCGCCGCTCACAGCTACAGCAAAAAGCCGGAGCCGCTATTGCAGATAATGCGTCGCCAGATATGGGTGTGCTAGAAAATATTGCAGATCTTATCGGGCCATTAGCTATGTCTTCTACTACAGACAAGAAAACGCAAATGGAAGTTGTAGGAGATTATGTCGATCAGGCTATACCCGACGGTCTTCAAGGATTACAAAGAGGCGTTGTTAAAAAAGTGCTAACGGAGTTGGTTAAGATTAATCTTGATTACGTTGACCCAGACGATGAAGAGGCAGTCAAGCAACAGTTGTCACGACAGATTGAATACGTTTTGAAAAACGTTGATCCATCTTTAACAGGAAATGTTGCGCCAAATATTACTGAGGACTTTAATAATAATCCTTTTACTATTACTCCGTCAGACCCAACGCTCAATCCTCTTTTAATTCCTTTTAACCAGTAGGGACGACTGCGCATAAAACTCCACGTAACTTGATCTTATCGAGTTAAATGGAGTACCCGATCAATGGCCCGTAAAGCATCCGAACTATTCGGTGGTGTAAACCCTGCCGTAGCAAAAGACGACTACCTCAAAAAATCAGGCGTAGACCTTATCACAGATCCTAACGCGATCCGTGACGTAAGATCATATTACGAAAGTAAAGGCGAAACGTTTTCATCCGACAGTGAAATGTGGGATACGTTTTATAGTGATCGACGTTGGCGCGATACCAACTCTTTGTCTATGGCGAAAGGCGCTACCGAGTACGCGCTTGCGGGAAGCAGCCAAGACCTTCACGCACGCCTATCAAAAATATGGGCTAATGCTCCCTCACGTGGCGGGTTTTTTGATAAGGTTTATGACTACGGACTTGCGGGCGTTTCTGACCCACTTAACTTACTAGCGGGTGCGGGTGTAGCTAAGAAAGCGCAGACAGCATACTCCGCCGCACGTGCGGGTATGGCGACATCACGTGAAGCTGCAAAAGCTGCAACACGTGCCGGTGCAGTTCAAGGCGCTTTAAATGAGGCAAAGATTAATGCCGCCGTAGGTGGTGCATTTGATGCAGCGCAGCAAGCAACAGAAATACAACAAGGCGTAAAAGATGACTTTAGCCTTGGCAGAGTAGCAATGTCGGCAGGGCTTGACGCAACTATCGGCAGTGCATTTGGTGGTGCGATAGGGGCATATCAAGGTAGTAAAGCAGCCCAGAGCCTAACAAACTGGCGTGCAAACACTGCTATTGGTAATGATCTTACCCGACGGGCACAGCGTTTAGATAGTGACATCGCCGTTTACAACGATGAGTTTAACGCCACAGTAGAACAGGGCGGCGACGGTTCTGACATCTTAACTGAGTTGCGTCAGCTACAAGCCGAACGTGACACGGTTTCTAAAATAGAAGCATCATACGATGACTTTGATAAGCGTTTGGATGAGATAGCTACCCGTGCATCAACCGCTAGATCCGAGGATGCTAACGCCGATATCAGTGGGCTACAAAAAGAATTTGACGACTTGATGCAAGAACGCTCTCAGGCGTTTAGCAAGAATGTCGATGATATGGTTAACGACCTTACACCTACGGTTGAGCCTGTAACGCGGGCAGAGACGCCAACCGAAACGCCGCCGCCACCAGAACAGCAAAAGGTCGCCACAGAAAAAAGCGAAAAGAAAGAAACCGAAAACGTTGAAAATACCGATAAGGTTGAGAGTGATGAAGCCGCATCTACCGTAGAAGTTAAGCCAATTAAGTTTGGTAAAAATTCTAATACAGTTAAACAACTTGTAGACGATGGCGAGGTTACTGTCGAAGAGCTAGAAAGTCTTGTTAAAAATGGGACACTAGAACAGACCAAAGAAGGCGCAATTAAACAACGCTACGGAAAAGGCGAGCCTACTGCCTACAAAAAAATTAAAGACTACATTGCGGGGCGAGAAAGTGCGGCTTCCGTAGACAAAATTAACGAGCCAGAACTAGAGCCGAAGGGTAATGCACCAGAAAATGCTAAACCAGAGGTTATAGAAAAAAGACCCGAAGAAACATACGACGCGATGGCTCAGGAAGAGTTTGAGAAACTCTTTAATGTTATGGCTGATATCTACGACCCAAACAAAACACCATGGTCACAGATAGTTCCCCGTGTTCTTGGCGGTGCTAAGAAAACCCTCGATAGTCAGGTTTACCGTAGAGTAGCGGATAGATTTAACGCCGTAGTTGAACTTGAGAAAATGGGCAAGACTGCTCCAAACGCTAAAGAAGTAGAAGCGCTACGGACAGAGTTTCTACGGCGCAATCAAACTGTTGCAGATATACCATCTACGGAAAAAACCATTACGGGAACTACAGCAAGCGGAGCCCGCGTAGAAGTAAAGGCTACGACAGATGAAGCTACGATAAAACGTTCAGCAGATCCTACGCAAAAAGGTATGGATACGTTGAGAGAGGGTCCAGTAAATGCGGGCCTTATGGATGATGGCAGAGTTCAAGGCATATTACGAAGCGGGTATAAAACTGGCAGCGCAGATGACAGAACGGTATCCAAGATTTCAGACATTCCAGATGAAGCGTTGTTCGGTTCGCAAGCCGCAAGAGCACGCGCCGAAATGGATGAGAAACTTGGCAAGCGAAAATCTTTGTACGCATACACTGCATCAGGAAAAGAACGTAAAGGCTCGATTGCAGACGGAGATAGATTAGAGGCAGGCCAAGAGGCGTATTATGTTCCCGCCGCAAAGAAGTTGTTTAAATCTAAAAAGAA